TTTGGGCTAAAAGCCTAAATCTAAGGGGGAGGGCCACAAGCTCTCCCCTTTTTTAAAGGAATTAAAAATGGGTAATACAAAAGCTATTGGCGTTGCCTATAGCGATCAAGATATTGATGGCGGTACGATTGGCGCTGTTATTCCATCGACGATTGTTGGCACGACCGTTTACGCTACCAGTGAAATCGGCTACAGCGCAGCAGCCCAAGGTGCTGTGACGCAATTAACAGACAAGTCTACGGGTGTTACCCTAAACAAGTCTGCTGGTCGCATCACAATGAACAACGCAGCATTGGCTGGTGGTGCAGTAGCAACATTTACGCTGACCAATAGTTTGATCTCAAGTAACGACACAATCATTGTAAATATCTCTAGCGTTACTACTGGTAGCACCGCTGCGGCTTACACAACTTATGTTTGCAGTATGACTGCTGGATCTGCGGTAATTGCATTGCGTAATTTGAGCGCAACTTCATATTCTGAAGCTGTCGTTATCAATTTTTCGGTACTTCACTGCTTGACTTAACAGGCGGGGCTTCGGCCCCTCCTTCTGAGGTTTACGATGGCAACATATTCGGCTGGCGATCAGATCAACCGCGCCCTGCGTCTGTTGGGTGTTCTAGCAGAAGGTGAGACGTCATCGGCGTCGGTGATGCAAGATTCACTGATGGCAATGAATCAGATGATTGATTCATGGAACACTGAGCGGTTGTCGGTGTTCTCAACCATAGACCAGATCGTTAATTGGCCTGTCGGTTCAATCAACGCCACGCTAGGCCCGTCAGGGTCTTTGGTACGTCTAAACGGTACTGCCGTTCGCCCCATTCTTGTTGACGACGCGACGTATTTCCGTGACCCGCAGACCAATGTGTCTTACGGGATCAAGCTGATTAATCAACAGCAGTACAACGGGATCGCGGTCAAGACCGTAACGTCTACCTACCCGCAGGTCATGTTTGTAAACATGACCTATCCCGACATTGACATCTTTATTTATCCAAAGCCCACGCGCCTGTTGGAATTCCATTTTGTCAGCGTTCAAGAGTTGTCCGAACCGGCAACGCTGGCTACTGTTCTAGCGTTTCCTCCAGGATACTTGCGGGCATTTACCTACAACTTGGCTATGGAAATCGCGCCTGAGTTTGGGGTAGAACCATCGCCGCAGGTGCAGCGTATTGCCATGACTAGCAAACGCAACCTCAAGCGCATCAACAACCCTGACGATGTGATGTCGATGCCTTACGCAATCGTTGCGACACGCCAGCGGTTCAACGTCTACGCCGGTAATTATTGATGAAGACTCCCATTCTGGGATCGGCGTATGTTGCTCGGTCGGTCAACGCCGCCGACAACAGAATGGTGAACTTGTTCCCAGAAATTGTGCCGGAAGCGGGTAAGGAACCAGCATTCCTAAACAGAGCGCCAGGACTCAAGTTCTTGGTAACAATCGGTACTGGGCCAATCAGGGGTTTGTGGGCGTTCTCGTCTAGCGACAGCACGGCCTTTGTGGTGTCTGGTACAGAGTTGTACAAGATCACTACCGCGTATGCGCCCACGTTGCTTGGCACTGTGGCAGGTACTGGCCCAGTCAGCTTGGCTGACAACGGTACGCAGTTGTTTATTGCGGCTAACGGCCCTAGCTACATCTACAACAACACGACCAACGCCTTTGGGCAGATCACCGATCCAGACTTCCCCGGCGCTGTAACCGTCTGCTATCTGGACGGTTACTTTGTGTTCAACGAGCCAAACAGCCAGAAGTTGTGGGTGACTGCGCTGCTAGACGGTACGTCTATTGACCCGCTTGAGTTTGCCAGCACCGAAGGCTCGCCCGATGGTTTGATTGCAGTAGCCGCAAACTTCCGCGAAGTCTGGGCGTTTGGCACTAACTCAATTGAAGTCTGGTATGACTCAGGCGCGACGGACTTTCCGCTGCAACGCATTCAAGGCGCGTTTAACGAACTAGGCTGCGCCGCGCCGTATTCTGTTGCCAAGATGGACAACGGAATGTTCTGGCTAGGGCGCGACCGTCGCGGGCAAGGTATGGTTTACCGTGCCAACGGATACACCGGCCAGCGGATCTCAACCCACGCGATTGAATGGCAGATTCAGCAGTACAGCGACATCTCTGACGCAATCGCCTACACTTACCAGCAGGGCGGTCATTCTTTTTACGTGCTGACGTTCCCAACTGGCAACGCTACTTGGGTGTACGACGCGGCGACAGAAGCGTGGCACGAACGGGCTGGTTGGGTAAACGGTGAGTTTACCCGTCACCGCAGCAACTGCCAGATGTCGTTTAACAATCAGATTGTTGTTGGCGACTATGCCAACGGCAACATTTACGCTTTTGACCTAGATGTGTATGCTGACAACGGCAGCATCCAAAAGTGGCTGCGCTCATGGCGGGCGCTGTCAACTGGTCAGAATAACCTAAAGCGTACAGCGCACCATAGCCTACAACTTGATTGCGAATCTGGCGTTGGTTTGAACGGGTTTGTTGTAAACGAAGACATCTACCTACAAACGGAAAACGGCGATTATTTAATTACTGAAGCCAGCGACTATTTGATTGCAGAACAGCAAGCAATCGCTACGCAGGGCGCTGATCCTCAAGTAATGCTGCGCTGGTCGGATGATGGGGGCCACACTTGGTCAAACGAACACTGGTCACCGGTCGGGAAGATTGGCGTCTACCAACACCGCGTGTTCTGGCGGCGTTTGGGTATGACCTTAAAGCTGCGTGATCGGGTCTACGAAATTTCTGGGACCGATCCTGTCAAGACAGTGATCATGGGTGCAGAATTGATTTTGAGTGGCACAAATGCCTAATGTGACGCCGATCACCCCACCACGGGTGCCTTTGGTCGATCCGCGCACGGGGTTTATTGATCGCGCTTGGTATTTGTTCTTTCTGTCTCTGAACAATGTTGCCACAACCGTCATTGACAACCCTAGTATTGGCCCGACTGCTGATTCGCTGATTGCTTCGTACGATGCTGCTTTGCAAAAGTTGACGCAAGATGTGGGCATACAGCCTGTTGCGCCAGACCCAAGCGCCAATTTGCAAAAACAGATTGATGATGCGGGTATTGCTGATTTGTCTTCTGGATTGCTGGCGCAGATTGCCGAGCAGCAAAAGCAAATTGACGGGTTGCAATTAGAACCTCGCAGTGAAATTATTGGCGCAACAGGATTTTTTACCACTGTAGACTTAAAAATCGTCACTGTGGTAAACGGTATAATCACCAGCATAGTTTGAGGAAATTATCATGGCCGTCACAGTAAAAGTCCTAGTACCGGCAAAGTTTGCCGAAAACACGCAAACAACCCAGTACACCGCCAACGGTGTGACTGCCCTTATTGACAAGTTTACAGCGACCAACATCAGCGCCTCTGCTGCTACAATTTCCGTCAACTTGGTCACAGTGGCGGGTTCTGCCGGAAACACCAACTTGATCACCAAGACCAAGACGCTCGCCGCGTCTGAGGTGTACACGTTCCCAGAGTTGGTTGGGCAAGTTCTAGGGGTTGGCGACTTTATCAGTACAATTGCAGGTACGGCCAGCGCGATCAATATCCGGGTTTCTGGGCGGGAAGTGACTTGAACGATCTTGCTAACATAGCTCCTTCGCGGGAGCAGATTGAGCGGTTACAGGCCGAAATGGTCCAAATGCCGCAATATGAGCCGCCAACGGAACACGTGTTCCACGGCGGTATGTATTGTCGTCAAGTGTGGCGTCCAGCTGGGTGTTTGATTGTTGGCAAAGTTCACAAGAAAGAGCATTTTTACATGGTTGTGTCAGGCACTGTCAAAGTGACCACTGATGATGGGTTGCAAACCATCACCGGCCCGATGTTGCTGTGTAGCACACCGGGGACAAAACGCGCAGTATTTGCTGAAACAGATGCGCTGTGCATGACGTTTCATCGAGTTGAGTCAAACACTGTAGAAGACGCAGAGTCCGAACTTGTTGAGGACGATCCTAAGTCAATGTTTACAATTGGCAATAAGATCAAACACATAGAAATTGAGGTGTCGCCATGAGTTTTATCACAGCAGCAATTATTGGAGGTGGAGCCGCTCTTATTGGCGGGGCTATAGCGGCGTCAGGATCGCGTAGTGCGGCTGGCACACAAGCGGCTGCGGCCCAGCAAGGTATTGACGCTCAAGAACGGATGTTTGAACGCCAGACCGAACTGCAAGAGCCGTGGCGCAAGGCGGGTCAAGACGCGCTTAACAAGCTTATTCCTCTATCTGACTATACCAAGTTTGGTATGAATCAATTCCAAGCCGATCCTGGGTACGCTTTTCGGCTGTCTGAAGGAATGAAAGCGTTGGACCGCACCGCCGCCGCGCGTGGGGGATTGTTGTCTGGGTCTACTCTTAAAGGGGCGCAGCGTTACGGTCAAGAGATGGGTTCGCAAGAGTACATGAATGCGTTCAATCGTTACCAAACCGAACGTAACGCCCAACTTAACCCGCTTCAGTCATTGGCCGGTGTAGGTCAAACAGCTACAAATGCGCTATCTGGCATGGCCGGTCAAATGGGTCAAAATTACGCAACTGGCTACGGCAACATTGGTCAAGCTAGGGCGTCTGGGTACGTTGGTGGAGCGAACGCGCTAAACTCCGCGATTGGGACTGGTTTAAACTATTCACAAAACCAGCAATATATTAACCGGCTTCCAAACCCTAATGGATTAACCCCTTACAGCGGCGCGTATGGCGGCACTCAAGTTACCTCCGGTAATTTTGGCGACGGGTATTATTAAGGATTAATCATGGCAGACTATTCCCTCGCCCTTAATGTCAAGCCGCTTCAACTTGAAGACCCGCTGACGGTTTACGGCAAATTTGCCACAATTCAAAACGCGCAGAACCAGAATGCGTTGGCGCAGTACCAGTTGTCTGCGGCGCAGCGCGGGGAAGAAGAAAACAACCAACTTCGGGCGTTGTTTAGTAGAGCAGACGTAGACCGCTCAAGCCCAGATTTTGTCCGTCAGATATATGCTATTTCACCGGGCAAAGGTCAGGAATACACAAAAAATCTTTTAGAAGAACGAGTAAAAGGCGCTACACTTCAAAAAACAGAATCTGATTTATTGGCTTCTGAGATTGAACGCTCGTCACAAGCTCTTGCCGCCGCGCCAAATATTCAATCATATAAATCTATACACAACTCAATTCATAAAGATCCTACTTCTAGGTTGGGAAAATATTTTGCTTCTATAGGTTTTGATAAAACAAAATCTGATGAGATGATTGCACAAGCCGAAAATGATCCTTCGGGGGAATTATTTTCGACTTTGCGAAATATGTCGGGTCTTAAAGGCAAAGAACTTGCCGATTATATTCGAACTCAGACTGAAGTGGCGCAAATGCGTTTACCGTCTCAACCCGGCGCAATGCCATCAAGAATACCTGCGGTCGGCGCGCCAGTGCCAGCACCAACCGGGATTGCTTTAGGAACGCCCGTAGCCGAGAATGTTAGTGCAATGGCGGTCCCAACTCCTCAATTTAAGACCCGGTCACTTTCGCTTGAGACTGAGCCGCCCGCGCCCGCAGCAGCACCAGAATCCGCAGCAGCGCCCGCAACAACTTTTGCAAAGCAAAGATTAGCTGCGGTCGAGAAAGAAATTGGTGATATGCAAACTGTTCTTGCCAGCTTCCCAGGAAACAAAAAAGCTGCTGACGCACTTAAAGCTGCGGTTGAGGAGCGGGCTAAATTAGTCAGCGAACTTTCTCCAAAAACTGATATTGAAAAATTACAAGAAGCAAGAGCGCGTCTTTCACCAACTGATCCTAGACTTAAAGAAATTGACGCCGCGATAGATAAACTAACACAATCTACTCCTCACTATGTTAGTTCGGAACAGGGAGTAATGGCGGTTGACCCACGAACCAACATAGTTACTCCTGTTTTAGTTAACGGTAAACCACTACTTGATAGTTCTACAGTAAACGGGCAAGAACAACTTAAAATTGCTCGGCAGCGTTTAAATTTATCTGCACAAGCTGAAAGAAGACTGCAAGAAGAAGCTGATAGTTCTGGTGGGTTGTCTCCGCAAGCATTAGATATTGCGGCTCAAATGGTTGTTCAATCGGGTGTAATGCCACCACTAGGAAGCGGCAAAAATGCGTCTTTAGCCCGTGTACAAGTGATGAATCGTGTTGCTGAGATGACCGGAACAGACGCGGCGGCTGGCGCGTCAAACATAATTGGCAACCAACAAAATACTTTGGCGGCTAAAAAGACGTTGACAGATTTTACATCTGGTATATCGGCGCGTAAGGTTACCTCAAACAACACCGCCATCAACCATTTGCAAACAATGTATGAGTTAGCAAACGATCTTAACAACAAAGACATAAGGATAGTTAACGCTGCCGGTAATGCGTTTGCAACAGCAACTGGTCAACCTGCGCCAACTAACTTTAATGCAGCAAAGCAATTGGTCGCCGCTGAAGTTATTAAAGCCGTTGTTAATAACGGTGGTGGGGTGACCGAACGTCAAGAAGCTGCGGAAAGTTTTGCTAGGGCAAACAGCCCAGAACAGCTTAAAGGAGTAATTAACACTTATAGAGTACTTCTTGGCGGGCAGCTTGAAAGTTTGGAAGGCCAGTACAAAGCCGGAACTGGCCGAGACGATTTTAGATCTAAGTTTTTAACGCCTAACACCCAGAAAGTGTTACCCGCCGCCCCTGCTGCTGCAAAAACCCCATCAGACATACCTCAAGCCGCCATAGATTTTCTGAAGCAAGGTCGTGGCACAAGAGAACAATTTGATGCTCAATTTGGCGCAGGTTCGGCCAAAAAAGTTCTGGGGAATTAAATGGCTGAAAATCCGTTTGCCCAATTTGTTAAGCAATCTAATCCTTTTGCTCAGTTTGTCGCGCCTTTACCGAGCGCAACACCAGCAGACATTCCGGGCGCAGTAGAGCAGCCAGCACTTACTCAAGAACCATCTTTCTTTAAAAGAGTAGGCGCAGTGCCGGAAACGGCAGCAAGAATGATCTATGGCGGCCTAACTGGAGTAGTTGGAGCGCCAATTGCTTTGGGCAAAGAAATGCTGATGGGTACTCCTAAGGAGCAAACCCTTCGTCAGATTATGGAACTTGGCGGCAATGTCCCCATCAGTCCTGCGGCACAAGCCAACATTCAATCGGTTGGCAATTTAATGCCTAACCTTCCTCCATTTATACCAGTTGTTGGTCAAGCAGGACAGATTGCACAAGGAGCTAACGCTCTTGCCGTTCGCGCGGCTCCAGCTATAAAAGCCCTACAAATTCCGTTTTCAGAACGAAGCGCGCAACGTCAACAGCAACTTGTCACTCGGAGCTACGAAAACGCTAACTTGATTGACGCGGCAAATGCTGCAAATCGTCTGGGCGTTGCGGTCAATCCAGCAGTGACCAATCCAACCGTAGGTAACAGAATTGTTGGAGCTATAGCTGGAAATCCAGAAGCAAAAATGGCTCGTACAAACGAGCCGCAATGGACCAGAAAAGCCAAAGAAGATATGGGCCTGTCGCCCAACACCACGCTTAACGATCAAGCGTTTGGCGAGGCATTAAAAAACCCGTTGATAGTTGAGCCATACGACACAGTTCGTAAACTTGGGCGCGTCACGGCTGACCAAGATATAGTCAATAAAATCAATGCATTAAAAACTGAGTCTTTGATTGGCGGCGAAGCAAGTCAAGCGGCGGTTTCTAAACTTGCTGACGAAACTATTGCGCGACTTAGTGCTGGTATGTCTGGGCAAGATATTTTAAAAAACATACAAGATTTTCGCCAATCAGCGCAAAGAATTTACCGCGCTGAGAAAAAAGGTATGACCGCACCATCGCCAGAATCTATGGCGGTTGCAGATGCAAGCATGGCACTTGCCGATCAGCTTGAAGCCGCTGCGTCGCTATATTTAACGGGGACGCAAGCGCGCGCGTTTCAGAACGCTCGGACGTTATCGGCCAAAATTTTTGACTACCAACGAGCTACCGACACCCGAACTGGTCACCTAGATCCTGTTAAATTTGCCAAGATTACGGAAGGAAAACCGCTTACGGGAACAGCAGCGGATATTGCTACTGTTGCCGCTAATTTTCCCGGTGTATCTGAAGTTAAACCGGGAAGTTGGACTACTGCCATTCCTACAATATTGCGAGGTGGTACGGGCGGTACACTTGGTTATGGCATCGGAAGCGCGTTTGGTATGGGGCCGCTTGGCGCGGTCGTTGGGACAACTAGCGGTGCGGTAGCCAACGCTTTGATGGCTAAACGTATGTCGTCGCCCGCGTATCAAGCCGCCAACGCCATCCCGCGCGATTACCGTTCGCCAGCTAATATGTTGCGCCCAGTCGAGCCGGGGTCGTCTAACTTGGCGATTTTCAATCCTGAAAACGCTGTACTGCCGCCCGAGTACACGCCCAACTTTATATTTCAAGAGCCGCCGCCAGCGCCGCGTTCTGCGTATGAAGCCGTTCAAAGAGCGCAACAAGAAGCTGGGTTACGGCGCACAGGTAGTTTAGGCCCTGATATGCAATTTGCTGCACCGCGAGAATTGCCAATGCCCGGAGCGGAAGGTCCCGTCCAAGAGCGTATTTATAATTACGCCCGCGATAAGGCCGCTGATGAAGCCGCCGCTGCTGCCGCACAACGAAGCCCGCGCCAATCGGCGGGGGCGGGTGTTAGTTACGAACTTGATCCGTTTACGGGTAAACTACAACCCGTGGGGCAGCAGGTTAAAGGTCCTGAAACTTTTACCCCGCTACAAGAAAACGTAATGATGCGGGATTTGAAGTACGTCGAACAATTAAAAGAAGAACTTAAAAATCTGAAAGGGTCAAAAAACAGATCAAAACAAAACGAAATAAAAAAAGAAATTCAAGAAATAGAATTTTTTTACGCTGACAAAATACCAAATTTTTTAGTTAAAAGAGGTCGTAATCAAAATTATGGTTCTTCAGAATCATTTACGCCCCCGTCCGGGTTGCGAAATATTACGCCGCAGTCTGGATCAAGTGTTGTTTCTGCTCAACAAACCACCCTCGATTCTGCTATAGAAAAATTGAAGCGAGGGGCGGCGGCAACTCTTACGGCAGAAGAAAAAATTATTCTGCGTAGTTTGCAAAACCAAAACCAATTGGCTCCATGATGGTTACATTATCTGAAGTTGATCACAAAATTGACGCCCACGTGGACGTCTGCGCAATCCGGTACGAAGGTATTGAGAAAGAGACGCGCGGTATCCACGCCCGGATCAAGCGTCTAGAGCAGATCTTAATCACGGGTGGCGGGGCTATCATTATGATGCTGCTGACCATGCTAATGAAAGGTCATTAAACGGTAATCGTCAGTTCGTAAGATGAAGTTCCTTTTCTTGGAGCCTGACATGAAAGACGACATCCTTGCCGCTATTGACGCTTCTGAGCCAGTTGACGCGCTGAATGCGCTGTTCTCGGTTGCTTTCCTCGTTGCTAAAGCATCGAACATCAACGAGTTCACGCTGAGCAGCCTCTTCTCTTCGACCGCCGACGCCCTCTTCCAAGCTCACACTGAAGATGAAGAAGCGGAAGCTGAAGAAGTTGACGAACAGACTGACGAGTAATGATTAGGCCCCCCGATAATCTCGGGGGGTCACCCAACCGCAACAAAACTGTGGTATTTGGGGTGCTTCTCCTAAAAGGATGAAGAATAATGTCACCAAAAATCACGGACGAAGAATTTTTGCGGTTATGGGAAGAGCACAAATCACCACTTAAAGTAGCTAGAATTGCTGGCATTTCTGAACGCCGCGCGCACACTCGGCGGCGCAATTTAGAAAGCAAATTAAACATCAAACTGGCAATTGGTAAACCAATTCACATTCAGAAAGCCCGCCACGAAGCTGGCCTGACTGATGGCATTGCTATCATTTTTTCTGACGCACACTTCTGGCCTGGGATCAGGTCAACTGCTTTCAAGGGCTTGTTATGGGCGATAAACGAACTTAAACCGCACGTTGTCATAGCGAATGGTGACATTTTTGATGGAAGTTCGATCAGCAGACACCCTAAAATAAATTGGGGCGCGGTCCCAAACGTGAAGCAAGAACTTGACGCTTGCAAGGAAGCACTTAAAGAGATTGAAGACGCCTGCGAGAAGGCCCGCCATCACACACAACTGATCTGGCCGCTAGGTAACCATGATTCGCGCTTTGAAACGCGCTTATCCGAGGCCATACCCCAATTTGAAGGAGTCGGCGGTACGGCGCTTAAGGATCATTTCCCCAAGTGGCATCCATGCTGGTCTTGCTGGTTATCAGACAACGTAGTGGTCAAACACCGCTACAAGGGCGGCGTTCACGCTACTCACAACAACACCGTAAATTCTGGGGTCACGACTATCACCGGCCATTTACACAGTCTCAAGGTCACGCCGTTTGGGGACTATAATGGGACTCGATGGGGTGTAGATACTGGTACGCTTGCTGAGATTGATGGGCCGCAGTTCATCGACTACCTTGAAGATGGCCCTGTCAACTGGCGCAGCGGCTTTGCCGTGGTAACTATGAAGGACAGCAAACCGCTTTGGCCTGAGTTGGTTAGTAAACACGCCGAAGGTATCATTGACTTCCGTGGTCAACTTATTGATGTGAGTGGGTACTGATGGAAATCGCAGAACTTTTTCTGAAGGCGTGGCCAATACTGCTTGGTCTTGTGACGCTGATTATTGTGCTGTCTAAGTTGGATTTGCGGGTAGCCGTGCTTGAGGAAAAAGTCAAGTCCGCGTTTGAGATCATCAACAAGATGAAGGACAAGCCATGAGCGAAAAACTTGAAGCCAAGAGTCAGCTTATCGAGAAGACCGCCTTTGCTGTGCTTCCGATTTTGTTTACCTGCGTGGTGTACCTGATGTCCGCGCTAGACAAGTTGACCCATGAGGTCACTGTACTTAACGCCAAGATTAGTCTTGTTGTTACATCTGACAACAAACAAGCCGTGAACTCCGGTGCGGAACTAGCGCGGGAAAAGTTGCGGCAAGAGCTTGAGAAAGAGATTCAGCGCAACCGCGACATGATCCATGACAACCAGAAGCACATCAGTATCATCGAAGACAGAATGGCGAGGAAATAATGGCTAACTTTGAGCAAGCCTTTGAACAGATGATCCGCGACGAAGGCGGCTACGTTCTACACACTATTCCCGGTGATACCGGAGGGATGACTTATGCTGGAATTGCACGAAACAAAAACCCCCAATGGGGCGGATGGAACCTCATCGACCACAAAGAAATCAACAATCCGCTCCTTACTGGAATGGTACGTGGATTCTATAAAGCTGAGTTTTGGGATCGTTTACGAGGGGATGAGATTACGAACCAAACTGTTGCGGAATCGGTTTTCAACTTCGGCGTAAACACCGGAATGGGCGTCGCGGTTAAGCTCGCGCAGTTGATCGTGGGCGCTACACCAGACGGCGCAGTTGGCGACAAGACCGTGGAAAAGTTCAACAGTGTTGAACCAGAAGCGTTCAGAAAATCTTACGCGCTGGCGAAGATTACGCGCTACGCTGACATCTGCAACAAGAATCGTACCCAGTCTAAATTCTTATTAGGTTGGATTAATCGCACTCTGGCGGGGCTTAAATAATGGACCTGATTGGTATTGGGAGCATCATTGAAGGCGTGGGCAAGGTCGCGGGCGACCTCATTACGACAGACAAGGAACGCGCAGAGATGGCGCTGGAAGAGCGCAAGCTCGACCTTGAAGAGAAACGCATTGACCAAGCTACAGACCTCGCGCAAGTGGACATCAACAAGATCGAAGCGGCGTCTACTAGCGTATTTGTCTCTGGCTGGCGTCCTGCTGTGGGTTGGGTTGGGGTTGCAGGTCTGGCTTACCAATTTCTTGGCTACCCACTGATGCAGTGGGTGTGGGCGTTTGGGCAGGGCGTGGACATTATTCCGAAGGGTCTGGCCGCGCCGCCAGACCTCCAGGTTGAACAGTTGATGACCTTACTCGCCGGTCTTTTGGGCTTCGGTGGGATGCGTAGCTTCGAGAAGTACAGGGGTGTCGCGGCGAAGTAGATCGCGGTAGGCGTTAATCGCCGCTTTTAAGTCGGCGTTTAGCGCATCAACCTCCGCATTTAGCAAGGTCATACGTTCGGTTGCTTCCTTGGCAAACTGGACAAGGTTCTCGTAGCGCCATGCAGCAAAGTCGGTCATGGTTGTTTAGCCTCTTGAAGTAGTTCGATACGCTCGCGCGATACGCGGAGCACGTTATAGCGTTGGTGTATACGGCGCAGGATGCTGGCGCGAGCCTCAGTCGCTTTCTCGTGGTTCAGCATCTCCAGCACAGTCTTTTCGTCCAGCGTCTTCAGAGCTGCGTTTAAGCCCCGCCAAGTGTGATTCAAGTCGCACCTCTAAGTCTTTAAGGGTTTCAATAACGCGGTTGTAGTTGCGTTGCGCTGCGGCCAATTCGCGCTGACGAATTATAAGTTCTTCCCGCGCGGCGATCAGTTTTGCCCGGACTAGCTTCATCGGATCACCTTCTCTAGTAGTGTGCGCGCCAGCGGTTGCTTACCCAGTAGCCAGCTTTGAACCCTGCCCATGTCCCACGTGATGATCTGGAACTGTGGCGGGCGCTGGTAGCCGGTACTGATCTGGGACTTGTCCCAGTCTTTGATGATTCTGCCGTTGATGATCATTTTTTCTCCTTTGGTCCTTTAAACATAGCCGCACTAAACGCATCCAGTATTTTTACTTTGGCAGCTTCTTGCTCTTCCTCGGGGTAATCTTTCACCGCGTTATTTAAAACTTCCACCATGTACTCAACCATCTGTTGCGGGGTAATGATTGCGCTCAAAACAAAGCCTCCGGTACGTTAGATAGATCCAGCTTGAGTTTGCGCTGGCGTTTGATTTTTTGCACGATGTGCGGGTACGGCGGCATATGCCAGACCCAACGCACGACGTTACCCTCGTCGTCAAGGATTCCGTATCTCATTTCAGCGCCTCCATAGCGATGTCAGAAACGGCGCGTTTGTCTTGGAGCGCCAACCAAATTTTTTCATCAATTGTCTTCTGAGTTGACATAATGTAGACCCAGACGTCATGGCGTTGGCCGCTGCGGTGTAGGCGTCCGACCGTCTGTTCAAACAACTCAAGCGACCACGGCAGCGACACAAAGACCATCTTGCAGCCGCCGTGCTGAAGGTTCAGACCGTGACCAGCAGACTTAGGATGCACTGCCAGTAGTTCAATCTGACCGGCGTTCCAGCGCCCGATGGCGTTATCATCGTCAAGCGTAACTAGATTGGAGTAACGGCGGTGCAGTTCCACAAGTTCTTCTTGGTACTGGTACACCAGAATTGTGTTGGCGTGCTGGTTCTCGGCCAGCAGATCATCCAGCGCCTCAAACTTATGTTTTGAGAACCAGATCGGCGTCTGATGTGTGATGAACTTACCTTTCATAACCAGATCGGGCGTCTGATACGTGTCGTATACGAACCCCGACGCCATCTGTTGCAGCTTGCCCGTCACCACGCCAGCGTTCAAAGCGACGATGTTTGCGGTGTCGTACTCCAACACAAACTCTTTCTTGAGTTTGTTGTAGTGGTCCATCGGCATCTCACAGTTCACATGGACGATGTGCAGCGGCGGTAGCTTGTCGCTGTACTCCCCAGGTTCAAGGACGTAGGTGGCCGGTTTAATACGCTCCATCACGTGTTCCAGACTGCCCACGCGGGGCGTCCATTGGCCGAACTCTGGGTTTATGGCGATGAAGTATTGCTGCAAGAACGCGCCCTTGGAGCGCCCGAGTAGCGTCTGGTCGATGATCTTGCACTGCCCGTACACGTCTTCCAACCCGTTACTGGTGAACGATCCGGTCAAGCCCCACCGGATCTCGATCTTATCTATCAGTTTGGCGAGCGCCTTAAACCGCGCGCCGTATGGGTTTTTAAGCCGCGTCAATTCGTCAAAGATGATGCAGTCAAAGTCCAGATGCGGCAGCGATTGGATGTTGTCGTAGTTCGTCACCACTACCTGCGCGCCAGACTCAAACGCTTTCTGGCGTTGCTTAGGCGTGCCGACCGCGACTGCTACGGTCAACTCCGGTGCCCACTTTGCGGCCTCAGTCGCCCAGACGCTCTCGGCTACCCGCTTGGGTGCAAGCACTAATGCGTTGCGTTTGATTTTGAGCAGCGCCGACAGCGCGGTCAACGTAATCGCCGTCTTGCCAGCCCCCACGGGCGCTAAGATCATCGCGCGATCTTGGCCGTACAGAAAGTCTGCGGCTACTTCTTGGTAAGGTCTAAGGACCATTGTGCTACCCCTTCTAGGTTCCAGATTACTGTGTAGTTTTGATTGAGTTGGCGCATGGTTGCGCCAAAGTGTTCTTGTAATTTAGATAACTTTCCTCCTTTGGTTTTGAGTTCCACGAACCACACCGACCCGTCCGGCAGACACGCTACGCGGTCAGCCACGCCCCGAACGCCGGGGCTGGTGAACTTGTACGTCTTGCCGCCCATTGTCTCGACGGTCCAGACAAAGTGACGCTCGATCTCGCTTTCTTTCATGCCGTCATCATATCTTGCGAAAAAGTTGTTGACAAGCAGATCGTGGTCGGGCAAAGTGGCGACTCCAACCACTTCACTACACGGGAATCCAAAGTGAAAATTATCTTAGAGCGCGAAGAGATCAAGAACATCCTCATCACCTACCTTGAGAGCTTGCTGCCCAACGCCAAGTTCAACAAAGTAGAGTTCGATTGCAGCGGGTATTCCACGCTGTACAAGGTCACCATCAGCCACGAAGAGGACAACGCAGAATGAACCTCATCCACATCATGAAAGACGACAACGGCGACTTTGAGCCGTTGGACCTGACCCCCGTGTTTTACAAGGGCAACATAATGTGTGTGCCGCATTGGCGTATCAAAAACACTTGGGTCGCCCCCGGCGGCAAGACCTACACCACGACAGAGTTGCTGGCGCTCGGCGCTAAAGTGTCGCTGTCGCTGCTCTGGCCGCGCGGGTGGGTCACTAAGATGTTAGGGCGGCACAATCCTGCGATGCTGTCGCAGGAATCACTAACGAACCTGATCAAAGGGAAAGCAAATGCACTCTAATATCGTAGGCGGTTCAACCGCCAAGCGCGTCGTCAACTGCCCAGGCTCGGTCGCGCTGGTGCAGAAGATGCCTCCCAAATTGGGAAGCGACGCCGCTGATCAAGGGACGCTGTGCCATAGCGCAATGGCGATGCTGTTAGAAGATCCTAGCCTAGAGATCAAAAGTGTGCTCGGCATGGTTGAGAACGACCAGACCATGACCGAGGATCTGATCGATGAGAAGATCGTCCCAGCGATGGCGGCGTTGAATGAGATCGACCCAAACGGTGACATGGAGTACAAGGTTGAGTCGCACGTCAACTTCGGCAACCTACTTCCCGGCGTGTTTGGGTCTGCTGATCTGATCGGTCGGATCGACGACCGCGCCGTCATCCTTGACTGGAAGTTTGGACGCGGCGAGGTTGACGTCGAAGAGAACGAGCAGTTGCTCTTCTACGCCGCTGCGGCCATGCGGACCAAGGGTCTAGAATGGGCGTTTGAAGACGTATCTGAAATTGAGATGGTCATTGTCCAGCCGCCAGCGGTTAAGCGGTGGACGACTACCGTGGCGCGCGTTAAGCAGTTTGAGCGTGATCTGGTTCATGCCGTCACCGCGTCACAGAACGCCTCCGCGCCGCTTAAGGTTGGCGACCATTGCCGCTACTGCCCAGCCAAGCCGATCTGCCCGCAGATGACCGGCGCGGCAGAGCGGGCGCTGAAGGTGCAGATCAAGGATCTAGACCCCGCGAAGATTGGCGAGTACTTAGCGACTGCTGATCTGGTCGAGAAGTGGATCGGCGATCTGCGTGATTTGGCGCATCAGATTCTTGAATCAGGCGAGCCGGTTCAGGGTTACAAACTGGTCCCTAAGCGCGCGTTGCGTCAGTGGGTTGACGAAGACAAGGCTTACGCCGCGTTGACTAAGCTAGGCGTTGACCGTGAAGAATTGGTGGAGACAGCCCTGCTGTCGCCCGCCAAGGTTGAGAAGATCCTGAAAAGGAGTAAACTCAGCCTCCCCGATGACATCGTAGTTGCGGTGTCGTCGGGAACCACAATCGCCCCGGAGAGTGATCCCCGGTCAGCGGTTGTGTTCCTCCCCGAGCAGATGAAAACTGCTCTTCTTAAACTAGGATGAAATGATGTCAAATTTAGTAGCCTTCAATAAAGCTGGTCTTCCCGCTCTCGCAGCAATCGCAACGGCCATCAAGACCGTTGCTGCCCCCGCTGCATCTGCTGGCTCGGTCATCCTGAAAATGGACAAGACCGGTCATTGGGTGTTCGGCGCGGATCAGACTGAAGTTGAGCCTGATTCAAAGTGGGCCGTAAACCCGTTCAGTTTCGTACATGGTTGGATCGCCTGGGGCGACGGCGTAGTGCTTGGCGAGAAGATGGTTGCGTTGACCGACCCGTTGCCCGATACCGATGACGCGCCGCCTAACTCCGCAAGGGGTTGGGAGAAGCAAGTCGGGTTTAGCCTGAAGTGTTTGACGGGCGAAGACAAGGGCTTAGAGGCGCGCTATTCGACGACTTCGGTCGGCGGTAAGCGTTCTTACGAGGCTCTGGCAAGCGCGTTTGCCAACCAAGTGTCGGTGGATGAGTCGAAGCCCGTGCCTGTGGTGCTGCTTAAGAAAGAGCACTATCAGCACAAGTCGTACGGTCGCATTTACACGCCGATCTTCGAGATCGTCGAGTTTATGTCGATGGATGGCCCCGTCGAAGAGGAACAGGAAGCCCCCGCGCCGACGCGTCGCCGTCGTGCAGGGTAAGTGATCCTTTGGGTTGACTTCGAAACCCGTAGCACCTGCGACCTTCGGGTCGCGGGTGTCTATAATTACGCGCAGGACTTGGAAACCGAAGTCATCTGTATGTCCTACGCTTTCGACGATGGCGACGTTCAGACATGGACGCCCGATCAACCATTCCCTGATTCGATAAAGAATCATAAAGGCCAGATCCGCGCGCACAACGCCGCGTTTGAGCGTCTGATCTTTTGGTACGTGCTTCAGATCGACTTCGATCTTGAGCAGTTTTATTGCACCGCAACACAAGCCCGCGCCAATTGCGCGCCGGGGTCGCTTGAGGATGTCGGCAGGTTTGCCGGTGCGGATATGAAAAAGGACCGCCGGGGCGACTACCTTGTACGGCAGTGCTGCGTCCCGCCCTACAATGATAAATTAATCCCAGAACTCATCGAGTACTGCGAGCAGGACGTGCGCGCTATGCGCGCCGTGAGCTTGGCTCTGCGTCAGTTGTCCGACGAGGAATTGCTCGACTACCACGTCAACGAGCGTATAAACGACCGAGGTGTAAAGGTCGACATTACACTTTGTAAAGCCGCTATCCGCTACGCTGACGCCGAACTAGCTGAGATACAAAGTATCGTAACTGAGATTACTGGCGGTCTAGCCGTGCGGTCGCCAAGAATGCGCGAGTGGGTGCTGGCGCGCGTCACAGATGAGCAGAAGAAGCTCATGTGGGTCGGTGAAAAGTACAGCATCGACAAGGCCGTTCGCGCTAATCTATTGGCGTGTGATGACCTAGACCCAGATGTGCGTGAAGTCGTGCAATGCGCGGACGATCTATGGGCGTCCTCGATTGCGAAATTTAAGCGTTTACAGGAGTTAGCAGATGTCGAAGACGACAGGGTACGGGGTGCATTTGTATTTGCTGGGGGGTCCGCTACTGGGCGTGCTTCAAGTTACGGAGCACAAGTTCACAATTTCACTCGCAAGACCGCCAGAGACCCCGGAACTGTCCGAGACGACATGGCTGCCGGTCGAGCAATTGTCCCTCTTCACGGACGAAGAGTTACAGATGTGCTCAAAGGGATGCTCCGACCCGCGCTTATTGGTAATTTCGTAGTCGCTGATTGGTCTGCTATCGAGGCGCGCGTCAATCCTTGGATGTCCGGCATGGGCGAGGAAAAGCTCAAGCAGTTCAGCCAGGACATTTATAAGATCAACGCCGCCGCGACCTTCGGGTGCTCGGTCGATCAGGTGACCGACGATCAGCGTCAGATCGGCAAGGTTCAGGAACTTAGTTGCGGCTATGCGGGCGGTGTGGGCGCGTTTGCGGCTATGGGTCGGGCCTATGGTATTCATCTACCGGAGGCCGACGCGCGGCGCATGGTTGACGCTTGGCGACGGTCTAATCAATGGGCCGTGCGGTTCTGGTCGGAGTTGGAGCGGGCCTACACGTCGGCCATGCACACGCCTAACGCCGAGTTCAGCGCGGGGCGTGTGACTTATCTATTCGACCGGCAGCATCTCTGGTACATTCTTCCTTCGGGCCGCGTTCTGTGTTACCCGTTCGCCAAATTGGAAGACGATGGCATTTCATACTGCAAGGCCGCTTGGAAACCCGCCGCTGACGCTAAAGAATGGCCGCGCGCTCGTCTATGGAAGGGCTTGGCTTGCGAGAACATCACCCAAGCAGTCGCCAATGATGTCTTGCGCTACGCGCTACGTCAGCTAGATAACGTAGTGCTCCACGTTCACGACGAGATCGTCCTAGAGGACGGAGACCCCGACCTATTGGCGCGGGTGATGTGTACGTCACCGCCGTGGGCGGCGGGTCTGCCCCTGAAGGCAGAAGTTAAGCAGATGACCCGATACGGGAAGTAACTAAATAAATTTTGAGTTAAAAAAAGCCCGCCGGGAAGGGCGGGCTTCAACACAGGAGAAGAGCACATGGAACTGGTGGATCATATCATAGCCCTCGCGCCAGAGGGTGAAGTAGTTTTATTCACTAAACAAGTTGAGCGTGAGGGCGGTTACGCCTATCCTGCGTTTCGCAAGCCGCGCGGTGAAGGCGCTTGGTACGTCAACATCGGCTCGTTCATTGAGTCGCGGTTCGACGGTCAAAGAGTGTCGGCGGGTGCTGCGTTCTGCGAGAACGTGTGGTGTCTGGTGTTAGATGACGTCGGGACTAAATCTAAGACGCCTACGATCAGACCTACGTGGATCATTGAAACGTCGAAGGATAACTTTCAATGGTGTTACGTTTTCCGGCTAGACGATCAGCCCCACAAATCCGTCTATAGCGCCGCTATCAAGGCCATCGCCGCTGCGGGCTATACGGACCCCGGCGCGATCAATCCGGTCCGCAATATTCGCATTCCCGGCTCGATCAACCTAAAGCCCGGACGCGGCCGTTTTGCTGCGCGTTTGGTCGAGTTCAACCCGTCGCGCGAGTTTAGTCTTGAAGAGATCTGCGGCGCTCTATCGGTCGTTCCCGGCGCGGTCGAGACCACGACATTCCGTCCCGGTGTCCTAAAGGATGACGGGTCGGATGATGTGCTGGCGTGGCTTGTCGAGCGTAAAGAAGTCACACAGAAAGGCAACTCTGCGGGCTGGTGGGGCGTCATCTGCCCTAACAGTGCAGAACACTCGGACGGCAATCCAGAGGGCCGTTATATGCCCGCTTCGCGGGCTTATTGCTGTCTGCATTCGCATTGCATTGAATGGGACTCCGCGCGGTTCCTAGCGTGGGTTGAAGAGCAAGGCGGGCCTAAGCGTACCTATGGCCTACGTGATGAGTTGCTCGCGTCGGTCATGGGCGGCGCGCTATCCAAACTGACGCCTACGGAGATGTTTACCGATGACGCTAAGGCCGTGATTGCCCAGGTCGAGGCGCGCGAGCGGGCGCGGGTAGAGCGGGCCGATTGGTTCAAACGGTTTGCCTATGTTCAGTCGGATGACGCCTATTTCGACCTAGTAGACCGTGTGCTTATATCGCGTCGGGCGTTCGACGCGACCTATCGCGGGATCATGTGCCATTCGCTGCACAACAATGGCGGCAAGGCGCGCATTATCAACCCGTCCCTATGGTTTGACGAGAACCGAACGGCCGCGGGCGGCCATATCCTGGCGGGCCTAACTTATGCTGCGGGCGAGTCGGTTTTGGCCGTACGGGATAACCTGCCATACGCCAATCGTTGGGTTGACGCGCGGCCGACGCCTATGGCGGGGCCTATACAAGCGTGGATCGATCATTGCCGCAAGTTGGTCCCGGTACAGTCAGAGCTTGACCATATATGGGACGTTATGGCTTATAAGGTCCAGAACCCGCGCGTCAAGATCAATCACGCGATCCTTCATGCGTCGGATGAGGGGTCGGGCAAGGATACGATGTACGACCCGTTTATATGGGCCGTCTGCGGGGACAATAAGCATAATCTGGGCTTGGTTGACAATGAGTCGCTCACGTCCCAGTGGGGTTATCAACTAGAGTCTGAGATTCTGGTTATAAACGAGCTTAAAGAGGCGCTTGCGGCCGATCGGCGCGTCCTAGCCAATAAGCTAAAGCCTATCATCGCGGCCCCGCCTGAGGTTCTCGCGGTGAATCGAAAGGGACTTCATCCCTATATGATGGCGAACCGTGGGTTCGTGCTGGCGTTTTCGAATGACCTACTGCCTATATCTATATCGGCGCAGGATCGCCGTTGGTTCTGCATATGGTCGCACGTTGGGCGCATGAGTGACGCTGATGGCGCCGCGATTTGGCAGTGGCTCCGCACTGGCGGCCGCGCGGCCGTGGCGGCTTGGTTGCACGCTCGCGACGTTAGTCGCTTCAATCCGGGCGCGGCTCCGCCGATGACGGAATTTAAACAAACGATGACGGAAAATTCGCTATCGGGCGCGGAGAGTTACATTCTGGAACTCATGCGCGCCCGTAGGGGTGTGTTCACCCGTGGCGTGATCGCGGCGCCGTTGCAAGCTGTACTTGACGATCTAGCGCGATCGGCCCCGGCCGGTTTGAAGCTGTACCAACAAGCGTTATTGCAAGCGATTAAAGAGGCGGGTTGGATCGATTGTGGGCGCGTCGCTGCGCGCGGGCTTGAGTCTAAGCGTCACGTGTACTGCGCGCCCGATCTTGCGGCCGTGGGCGCGTCTACGCTGCGTCGGATGGTAGAGCCGGACTATAACCCGGCACAATGAGAAACGGCCCTTTCGGGCCGTTTTCATAAGTCTAGGATGATCACTAGGATGGCGGCCAGAACGGCCGCGATCACTAACGACATAGGGCCGCGACGATTGCGTCGCATAAGATGACGCTAGTCACAATAACCCAACCGATTAACGCGGCCGTTGCGTAAGTTTCGAGCTTCATTGTTTGGCCTTTGGTTTGCGTGAAAGTTGAACGTCGCGGATCGCGTCAATTTCAGCCCACAATTTTGCAATGTAGGCGGGGCTAAAAAGCGTCTCTCCGACGCCAAGCGCAATGTGACAATCCGCTAACGCTGTTTTCAGCATTTCGTCCGTGTAGCGTTTGAATTTTGCTGTGTAGTGGTTCACGTGGTCACCTTAACTAGTGGAATAACACGACGCGCGATAGCGTCGGCCGTTTTGGCGCGCGCCAGAACCCGCGCGATATGCGGGCCGATATCGTCGGGGCCGTAGCATTGAAAAACAATGCCACCGCCGTATTGTTTATTGTGATACTTGCGCCCGCCAATCTTGCGCGCCAACGCGAGCGCGGTCTCATAAGTATCGGCGGCCGGTTTAAACGTCAACCAATGGCATACCCAACGAGAGTTGCCGTTGACGTCGTTTTTAACGCGTATCCAATCCATTATTAAACCCCTTTTTTTGGTAAGCGAACCCATGCGAGCGACCCATTGGGCAGGTCGCCCGACACGTGATCAAAATCCCATCCGAATTTCGCGCAGAATGCGACGGCCGCGACGCGATGCGCGTCAAGCGTATCTGCCCCGCCTTTATATGGGACCGTTACACTTCCAGCGGCCGCCGTCGCCTTGATACGGTCGCCGCGATGATTAGTCGGGCCAATCCATTTTGTGACGATTGCTTGCATGGCGTCATTCTCCGAACGTGACGAAAACGACGTGGCAGATACCGGCCGGATGGATGGCGATTGTGTCGCCGAATTTTTCGACGCGTGAGCGGATACCTGAGAGGCCAGCCCACGCTTTCGCGCGGCGAACGATAGCGCGGTCCGATAGCGCGTCGGGCGCGTCGACCGTCGCGCGGCGAACCCATGAATAGTTAGACTCACCCGCGAAGGTGTCGGTATGTTCAAGATTGATCTTCATTGTTTACCCTCGTTTAGGTTAGTGAATGACGCGCGACGTGCGCGCCACGGGTAGATATTCGCACGTTCGGCCGTGTGTGTCAACAAGTTTCGCGCGCTTTTGTGAGTGTGGACACTTTGTGAGCGTTTTGTGAGCGTTTTTTGGCGTGCGAGTGTCCACACTTTCGCAAGGATTGGCGCGGGTTTGCGGGGTGTACCCGTATGTTAGCTATATCACTTTTGAAAAAAGTTGAGTTTTATATATAGGGGAAATTTGGCGGACGACGGCCGTAAAATCCGCGCGCATTTTCCCAGCGCGAATTTTTTACCCGGTCAAAAAACGCTAACAAGTGGGTACACGCTCACACACTAAAAAATAGAACGATTATTGTGTGCCGCTCACATGCGGGTACATACCACTCCACTTTATAACGGTTTTTTAAGACGCTCACATGTGGGTACAAGTGGGTACACATCGGGGGCGCACATCGGGTGCACATCGGGGAACGCACGGCCGCATCGACCCGTGTGGACATGGCAAACATCCGGGTACACGACGGGGGCCGGGTAGGGCCCTGGCCCGATTGGTCACGTCCACGCACCCCCCGCAAACATTTTTTAAAATTTTTTTTGTTACACTTCAGTCATGTTCAAATCTTTGCCACTAACTGTCAGAAATGTTCAGGCAACAGAGGCTCGCCTTCAGTCAATCTATGACGCGGCGAAGTTAGGTCTGAAAGGTGACTCGCTGGCGCTGGCTGCTGGTATGCTGCCCGCTGAGTATCGGCAACTGTGTCAGCTAGATCCGTTAGCGGAAATGGCTGAACAAAAAGGCCGCGCTGACAATGAAAGAGAGATCTCGCAAGTTCTCAATAACGCGGCGTTAAATGGCGACGCTAAAGCTGCGTTAGAGATCCTGCGTCACCGGCACGAGTGGACGGCCAAGCAGGAAGTCAGCGTTGATGTGTATCAGCGGATCAGCATCACACAGGCGCTAGAAGCCGCGCAAACCAGAGTGTTAGAGAATGCAAAAAACGATCTATACATCAGCCGAAGAGCAGACGTTGATGACGCGGTTGTGGTCACCCGCAATAGCGAACGATCCTGAAGCGTTTGTACTGTTCGCGTTTCCTTGGGGTCAGCCCAACACACCGTTAGCTAAGTTCAGCGGCCCGCGCAAGTGGCAGCGCGAGATACTGCGTGACATTACCAAGCACATCAAAGTCAACGAAGGTAAGGTCAACATGGACACGCTGCGCGAGGCGGTGTCCAGCGGGCGGGGTATTGGTAAGTCGGCGTTAGTTAGCTGGCTGATCCTGTGGATGCTGTCTACTCGGATCGGCTCGACGGTCATCGTGAGCGCCAACAGCGAGGCGCAGTTGCGCTCCGTTACCTGGGGTGAACTGACCAAGTGGCAAGCAATGATCATCAACAGCCACTGGTGGGAAATCAGCGCAACTAAGATCGTACCGGCGCAGTGGCTGACCGAATTGGTCGAGCGCGACTTAAAGAAAGGGACGCGCTACTGGGCAGCGGAAGGCAAACTCTGGTCAGAAGAAAATCCCGACGCCTACGCGGGTGTACACAACCACGACGGAATGATGTTGATCTTTGACGAGGCGTCTGGTATCGCCGACGCGATCTGG